CAGGGCCACTCCACAACTGCGGTATGTCTCCGAAGCTGAAACGCTTTAGGGGGCGGGCCGACACGGCTATCCCTCTCCATTGCAATGGGGAGGGGATAAGTCGTACGTACCGACAATTGCGCGTCGTCGCAGATGTTCTGCTCATGGATACGAGGGACCTGAAACAGGGTCTCGTCCTAGAGTCCGTTGAACTTGCGAGCTGTGATGCGCTCCTAAAGGCCTGGAAAGGCTTTCTCTTGCGGTGTAGGATGGCGGCAAGGTCGCCAGTCGAAAAGCATAAGATAGACGCGTACGATAAGGGAACCCGTTCCCTTTTCGACTATACGTGTGAAAGATGTGACAAATTAAAGATCCCGATCGCCATCGAGCAATGGTGGTCGAGGGTTGGCCAGACTGGCGTAACGCCTCCTTCCGTTTTGAGGAACCTCCGCAGGTACGCACGTTCGTTACTTGGTGGGTTGAACGAGGTGGGGGAGGAACGGCGGCAGGAGATATTTTGGGAGAGAGTGGACGACATACCTGATGTCAAGGGGTGTTACGAAAAGTCCAGGCTCGAAGGTGGAACTTTTGCTGCACCTAAAGATTGTGATGAGACTCCAGCAGGTTTCCTGCGAGTCACCGCTGCAAAAACCAAGTCTAAGTACCGAATCGTGACTTGCCAGCCCGCGTGGGTCAAGCAAGCGCTCGATCGCGCGATGAAGTACTTTTATGACAAGATTAGTGAGCAGCCTTGGCTCGTACGTGGCGACGTTACCAAGTCTCATTATGAGTATTTAGCGAGTGTGGGAGAGGATCAGTTCATTTCGGGCGACTATAGTTCAGCCACCGATTACATCCACCGGGACGCGGTCCTGGAGGTTGTCAGTGCTATGTGTGAGCAATGCGACGTGAAGACTGCCGATATACTCATGAAGTCTTTCCGAGATCTGATGTGCGATGGGAGGAGGGTCGCAGGAGGTTCCATGATGGGATCGAAACTTTCCTTTGTCGTCCTTTGCGTTATAAATGCTTTCGTCGTTGACAATGCTATTGGGAATCTGGATGAATCCGGCCGTGAGGTCGGATGGGTCCCGAAACTCATCAATGGCGACGATTCCGCATTTCGCGGGGGAGACAAGGAGTTCCATCTATGGGAAACCTATGCGAGTTGGGTTGGCTTGCGTGTAAACATCGAGAAGACCGGTCGTTCTGACCGGTTCGTTGAAATTAACTCTCGATGTTACGACTGCAAACGGGGAAAATTAGTACCCAAACCCTCATTCGGATTTCTAGCTACAAAGGGAATTCGTGATGATTGGGTTGACGACCCGTGGGACGCACTGATGAGGACAATTCGCGAGCTCCGGAGCACTTCTGCTCGATTTCATTTGCTTTCTTGTTGGCACGTTCGCCAAGTTCTCGAGAAAAGCGGGCCTCCGAATCTGCTCAAAATCCCCAGTCGTTTTCGTCGTTGGTTTTACAAAAGGAAATGGTTCCGCCGGTTGTCTAATTCCACCTGGGATTCGGGCACCGTTGAGCGGGAATTACCTTGCGTAATTGGACCGTTACCAATCACGGAAAAGGCGAGGGAATGTGTGGAGGACATGGAGTCCTGGGCGCGGTCTGTTCATAAGCTTCGTTGGAATGGCAAACCGCCATCTTCGAAGCCCTGTGGTCACGTTGACTACAGACTGATGCACCGGGAAAAGAGAGGTTGGTGCCCCATGAGGGTAACACGGGGAGATATCCAGGCTACACGAGTCTGGGTCCGGTCCGTTTTGGAGTTTGTGAAGGATAAGATTCCTCTTGCTGATCTGACTTACAGACGGCAGAGAGACATCGACCCTGAACTCCTTCGCGTCAATCCGGACACCAGGTTCGTGGCGAAGCCTGTAACTTCCCGCAACACACCGGTAGAATTCTCTCCCCTATTGGGTAAGAGATGGGAGATGTGCACTCGTTGTGCTGCTGTTAGTCGTCACTCCCTGCATACTGGGGGCAAATGTCCGGTTCGGAGCAAGTCTCTTATTCCAAGAGCGTCCGTTGGGGCATCCCTAGTCACTGCAGAAGAGGAGGGCGATTATCGCGACACCATGCCAAGCAGAGTGTACTTCGGCTTCCACTAACCCGAGGGGAAGACGCCGTACTTGTGGCCGTGGGCGTGACAATGATTGTGGTGCGTTAGTCGTGGGTCCAGCCCCGTTAACGCTTTGGTGTGTATGTGCCGGGGGGTGGCAAGTTCCTCCGCTATGAAAAGGCGGACCTGGTGTAGCTGGCGTGGAGGTCATACCAGGGTCCTGACAGCCGCCTCGGGGGGCGGGATATTAAGTACTTCAAACGTCGGGAGAAGCGGCCCCGGATAGCATAATGAGTGCTGCCACGCAGGCGACTCCATTTGCG